TACAAGTAGCTCTTCAACTTTATATGTAAATGGAGTTCAAAAAGCCGAATCAATGAGTAATTGGGTTAACGCTGAAAGCGTTCCTTACATTGGCAATAGAAATGCTTTGGACGGCTACTTTGATGGGGAAATAGACCAAGTAAGAATATATAATACTGCATTAGATTCTACAGATGTATCAAATTTATATGCTGAAACAGTTAGTGATACTAGCACACTGTCTTTCCCATCTGGTAAAACAGCAATTGCAACATATCAATTAGATGGTAATTCTACAGATTTATCTGGTAACTATAACGGAACAGACACTAATATAACGTATGCTTACGATGGTGCTGAAACAAACATTGAGTACAGATTTGGAAAGTATGGTCAAGCTGCGGTGTTTAATGGTAGTAGTAGCTATATAACGAGTAATTCTTTGCCAAGTATTGGAACAGGAGATTTTACTTTTTCTTGTTGGTTTAATCAAAATTCAGGAAGTTCACAGGGTGCGTTGTTTTCTACAACGACACAATGGTTTGCCGCAAACGGAAGTGTAAGCCCAAAAGTTTTAATGGTTACAGATGATACTGTTACTAAAAAGGGGGATACTGCTTATAGTCAAGACACTTGGAATCACGCAGTATTTGCAAGGGAAAGTGGTGTGTTAAAGATATATCAAAACGGAACAGAAGTGTTTAGCGGTGCATATACCGATTCTTGGGATATGACTCAATTCGGCATTGGAGTAGCACGAGCGTTTGGCAGTAGAGTTTATTATTTTAACGGCTTAATAGACCAAGTACGCATCTATTCATCTGCACTTTCTAGTAGCCAAGTAACACAACTATACAACGAAAAACCTGAAGTAGATACATCTAACTTTAAGACTGTATTGTATGAGGGGAATGGTGGAACTCAATATATTTCTAATGTAGGAATGGACTTGGAAACTGATGGTGGTTTAGTTTGGATTAAAGTTAGAAGCGCAAGTGGTTACAACCATAATTTATTTGATACAATTAGAGGCGCTACATATAGGTTAATGAGTAATTTACCTAATGCTCAAGATTCAAACGGAAAATTAACATCTTTTGATGCTAATGGATTTTCTTTAGGAGCAGGCGGCGATGCTAATCCGAGCCAATCTATGGTAGCTTGGGTATGGAAAGCAGGAGGTCCCGCTGTTTCTAATACAGATGGGACTATAGCAAGCCAAGTTAGTGCCAATCAAGCCGCTGGATTTTCAATAGTAAGAAATACAGGTACGTCTAATTATTCGGATAATATTGGGCATGGATTGAGCCAAGCCCCTGAGATAATTATTCAAAAAGGCTTAGGCAATAGTGTTGATTGGTATGTATTATTTAATATAGATGGTACAGGCGGTTGGGATTATGCAAAATTAAATACGACTGATGCTTTTGTGCCAGAAAACCCTGTAAGATTTGGAACAAGTTCTACTACAATAAATAATTGGGGATGGACTAACTACGATATGATTAATTATTGTTGGCATTCAGTTGCAGGATATAGTAAGATAGGGAGTTATAGTGGGACAGGAGGAAGTGGAAATGTTCAAACTGTTGGTTTTAGACCAAGTTTGGTTGTTATAAAGAGAACAAATACAGGTGGTTCTGGCTCAGACCACTGGCTAGCATTTACAAGTAACGTATTAGATGCAAGTGGTAATATTAATATGATTCGGTGGGATACAAATCAAACGGAATTTGGTGGTGAAAGAATAACATTTCAAGACACATCATTTACCCTTAAAGATTACGATGCTTCGAGAAATGCCACAGGAGGCGAATACATCTATATGGCATTTAAATAAAAATTATGGCTTTAACAAAAATAACATCGGGTGTTATAGCACCGGAATTTACAACCTCGGCAAATTTAGTGTCAGGCACATCCGTATCTGTTGATTGGAATAGTGCTCAAATATTCAGAATAACTCCAAACCATGCAGTAACCTTTTCTTTTACAGATTTTAAAATTGGTATGGTAAAAATTATTGTTGCTACAGGTGGCGGAGGAACTAATACTCTTGCTTTCCCGTCAGAAGCAATTAAGTTAAGCGGCGACTATGACGACACGTCCGCTGTTAAAAACTTTATTCAAATAGTATGCACAGATGACGACGGTACGCCCGAGTTTTTTTATTCAATATCTCAACAGGCTACCTAAAATAATATTTAAATTAAATTAAATGGCAAAAAAACGTTTTAAAGATACCGGCGTTGGGAAATTCTTATTAGAAAAAATTCCTAACGTCGTAGGCGCAATAGCTGGTGATACACCAGTTGGCTCGGTAATACAAGCTATTATTGGAGGGTCTGATATGTCAGAAGCCGATAAAAAAATTGCACTTAAAAAATTAGATATTGAAAGAGCAGAAATAGATGGCACAACTAAGCGCTGGGTTGCAGATGCAACTTCAGGGTCTTGGCTTGCAGCTAATGTACGCCCTTTGACTTTAGTATTTTTAACAGTAAGTTATGTGGCTGGATGGTATATGGGTTATCCATTAGATTCAATTACAGGTTTACTCACTATTGTTATTGGTGGTTATTTCGGCTCGCGAGGTGTAGAAAAAGTATTTGGAAACAGTAAACACAAATAATGAGCGACTTAAAAATTTACGGCATAAATGTCGGAGCGGTGGCATTTTCGGCCATGCCTAACATAAACCCCATGTTGCAAACTGTAGTATTAGTAATGACAATACTATATACAGGGATGAATATTTATATTAAATTAAAAGATAGAAATAAAAAATGAAATACTTTGAGGAATCTGAATTTAACGGTTTTGAAATGATGGATGAAAAGCTTCTTTCAATGTTAGACAATTTAAGAGAAGCATACGGTTATCCAATTAAATTAACATCAACTTATAGAAGTCCTGATCACCCGATAGAAGCTAAAAAATCTAAACCAGGCGAGCATGCTTATGGAGCTGCAGTTGATATTGCATGTGTAGGTGGTGAAGCAACTTTTAAATTAGTTAAAGCCGCTATCGAAGTAGGGTTCACTCGCATAGGTATATCAAGAAAAAATAATTTTGTGCACGTAGGCGTTGGCTATCCGGGGGCTCCTGAAACTACTATATGGACATACTAAAATAAATTAAATGAAATTAATTAGAAAAATTAGCGTAGGCCAAGATTATAAAAACGAGGCTATGCATTACTCGGTAGGCCAAGAGGTTTACGGTGGGCACACGATATGTGATATTATTGAAGAAGAAGGTTCTTATCAAATATATATTGAAAAGAAAGGATCACAACTACCGTGGAAACATTTTAATAAAAATATGGCTGTGTCTATAGAATACAATTTAGATTATTAAATGAAGTCATTATACAATTATATTATATCAACAAATGACAGATACAATAATAAAACGTCTGTCGAGGGCAAAGAGCTTATATTAAATACTGAAATAACAGAAAGAGATTACGAATTTGTAAATCGGATCGGTACGGTAATAAGCACGCCTATAAATATTAAAACTCCTATAAAGAAAGGCGATCAAGTTATAATACATCATAATGTATTTAGAAGGTGGTATGATGTTAAAGGCAATGAAAGAAACTCGGGCAGTTACATAGATGAAGATAGATACTCAGTATCGCCTGATCAGTTGTTCGCATATAACCAAAACGACACCTGGCATTGCCTAAATATGTATTGTTTCGTAAAACCTTTAGAAAACGAAGACATATGGAGCACCGAGAGTGAACAAAAACTTTTAGGAGTGCTTACATATACTAACGACTATTTAAGCTCGTTAGGGTTGTCCTGTGGAGATATTGTAGGCTTTACGCCAGAATCTGAGTATGAATTTAACATAGATGATAAAAAATTATATAGAATTTTATCAACAGACATAACTATCAACTATGGACATAAAAAAGAAACGCAAACTTATTCTTGAAGCTGCTGAAAATTCAATTAATGAATTAATAAAAGTAATGAACAAGAAGATGGATCCAGATGAACTAGATCCTGAAAAAGTAAAAATATCGGCCTCAGCTTATAGGCTTGCAATGGAAGACGCTATTGCACTTTTGCAAAGAGTAGAAGAAATAAATGAAATGATGAACGAATCACCAAAGACTGCTAAAGATAGTTTTTATGGTGTAGAAAACAGAGCAAAATAATGTATAAACAAAATCTATATGCTATACACTCTGCGCATTTGTCTACTAAAAATGTAAAAAGAAACAATAAGCTAAAAAATTACAAGTACGGTTATAATGACGATCTTGACTGCGTAGTAATAAGTAAAGATGGTACAATAGGTGAAATTTTTGAAGTACAAGGTTTACGTATTGCGCTTCCTGCAATATCAAAAGAAGTATATTCAAATAGCGAAAAACCTGAAGATCAAGTTTTTAAGCAAACCTTAAAACCCACTACGCTATCAAAAATTAAATCAATACATGATTTTCAATTATATCCAGATGAAATTAAAGAAAAATATTACGAATATATTAATTCAGAGTTTGATCGTCGCAGTGATGGCTACTGGTTTATGTGCAACGGCACAGCAACCTACATTACAGGAACGCATTATATGTACCTTAACTGGACAAAAATTGATGTTGGCGCGCCTGAGTTCAGACAATCAAATAAAATATTCTTTTATTTTTGGGAAGCTTGCAAAGCAGATTACAGATGTTACGGAATGTGCTACCTCAAAAATAGACGGAGTGGCTTCTCCTTTATGGCTAGTGCAGAAACAGTTAATCAAGCTACAATATCAAAAGACGCAAGATTTGGGGTACTATCAAAAAGCGGGGGCGATGCAAAAAAAATGTTTACCGACAAGATTGTACCTATATCGATCAACTACCCATTCTTCTTTAAGCCAATACAAGATGGGATGGAAAGACCTAAAACAGAACTTTCCTACAAAATACCATCTAGAAAACTTACAAGGAATTCACTCAAAGCAACTGATCAAGACGAAGTACAAATTGGCGAAGGGCTTGACACTACAATTGACTGGAAGAACACAGGAGATAACTCCTATGATGGTGAAAAACTAAAATTACTAGTTCACGATGAATCTGGTAAATGGGAAAAACCTGATAACATATTAAACAACTGGCGTGTTACTAAAACCTGTTTAAGGCTAGGAGCTAAAGTTGTTGGCAAGTGTATGATGGGGTCTACATCTAATGCTTTGGATAAAGGTGGTAATAACTTTAAAAAATTATACAATGATTCAAAAGTTGAAAACCGAAATCGCAATGGGCAGACTGCTAGTGGACTATACTCTTTGTTCATACCTATGGAGTGGAACTATGAAGGATTCATTAACAAATATGGATTTCCTGTATTCGATCATCCAGAAAAACCGGTCGAAGGAATTGACGGGGAGCTTATCAGACATGGAGTCATCGATCATTGGGAGAATGAAGCAGATGGACTCAAAGGGAATAATGATGCTTTAAATGAATTTTATAGGCAATTTCCAAGAAGTGAAAAGCATGCGTTTAGAGATGAAATAGAAAAGTCTTTATTCAATCTAAATAAAATATACGAACAAATAGATTTCAACGAAGAAATGACAATGAAGGGTTATGTAACCCGCGGTTCATTTAGCTGGAAAAATGGTGTTAAAGATTCTACAGTAGAATTTTACCCAAACAAAACAGGTAGATTTAAATTATCCTGGATTCCGCCTGTTGAAATGCAAAACAATATAATAGTAAAAAGCGGTATTAAATACCCAGGCAATAAAGATTTAGGTGCCTTTGGTTGTGACAGCTATGATATTAGCGGAACAACTGATGGTAGCGGATCTAATGGCGCACTTCACGGGCTTACTACATTTAGTATGCTTTCAGATGTACCGTCTAGTCAATTCTTTTTAGAATATGTTGCTAGACCACAAACAGCTGAAATATTTTTTGAAGATGTACTTATGGCAATGATATTTTACGGTATGCCAATACTTGCTGAAAATAATAAACCTAGATTATTATATCATATTAAAAGAAGGGGCTA